TCTTCCAGCCGTGCGGCGTTTCCGGGTCCTCGCCATTCACCCCTTCCTGCACTCCCTCGACCGACTTTCTAGCTCGCACCTCTGGTCTGACTGACCCGCAGAAGACAAACTACGACAACCTGATTTGCGGCTTGGAAACCGATAGCGTCGGGTGTGTCACAGGCGGGGCCATGTATGCTGTCTACGTCCTGGCCGCTCCCGACTCAGCCACCTCCTTGCTCAACCTTTGCGGCACCAGCTTCTCGCTCGTATCCCACGGCACAATTACCTTTACCGCCAATGTTGGATATGTCGGAAATGGATCGGACGGATATTTGGATACCCAATTCAACCCCAATAGTGCGGGCGTTACGGTATCGAGTTTTGCGATCGGCGGATACATAACGTCTGCAAGAACAATGAGTGCCAGCATGTTTCTCCTGGGCACCACAGATTCGGGCGTCTTCGACTATATCCGGCCTCTAAATTCCTCGGCGGCTGACTTCGGCGTTAATGACGGATCGTTCACCAGCGCGGCCAACACTCAAGCCAAAGGTCAATGGATTGGCTCCAGAACGACTGCTACGCAAGTAGACCTCTATCTCAACAGCAGCCTGACTCCGTTTGCAACGAACGCAGCATCGGCTGATGCTGGGCCCCCGGCAACCAATATTGCCATATCGGCTCTGTGGAATGGCAGTGCTGCATCAAACTTTTCCACAGACCAGATTTCTTTTGTTTTCCTGAGCACCGGCCTGTCGGCAGCAAATGCCAAGAAGGTGGCCGACCGAATAAACACCTTCGCTACCGCTCTGGGCATCAATGCTTATTAGCAGACGAGAACTTCTAGCTGCCACAGCATTGGCTGTCGTTTACAGGATGGCGCCAGCGTTAGCGTGGACACACGGGTCTGCCTTTGTCCCGCCGCCCCCCGGGTTTGGTGGCAACCCCAATGTGACGATCACAGCCATAAACACTGCCGGCGGCATCAGCATGTCGCGCACGAGCGGCCAACTGCCAGCTTTCTTCCAAGCCTCGGCGTCTGCCATAACGGCAACCGGCACGACCCAGCCATATGAGGACTTGGAATATTCCTGGAGCATCAGTCGCGCCGGGGGCACTGTTGCCGCAGAGAATTTCACCAACCCGGCAGTGTATCCCTATACGACCGGCGGCCCGAGCGTAAATGCGAACACTGACCAGACCGGCCCTGACGCCGCCTTCGTCTGCCGTGTAGCCGACACCTATACCGTTACCCTGACAATCCGCGGTGCCAACGGAGCTGGGTTCACTACCGCTACGTCTACGGCAACCTTCACTGCCACCGCCTTCACGGCTGCGCACGAGTGGTGGTGCGATTCAGTCGGAGGTAGCGACTCTAACAACGGGACTTCATCAGGGACTCCATTCCAAACCATCAATGCGGCAAAGACTGCGTGGTCGGCGGTTTCTCCTGCTGGAGTTTCCCCCAGCAATATTGCTATTCATCTCAAGCGTGGTTCAAACTTCGTCGGTCAAACGCTCGGGTTTTCGGGCGCATCTTCCTTGGATCAAGTTCGATTCGACGCTTACAGCACCGGCGCTGACCCTATTATAAATCAAGACGGTACCGCCAACAACGCGGCGGTTGGATTTAATACAGGACCAGGTTCTGGGTCAGGTGGGTACAGTCTGACGGATATTGTGGTTTCAAACATCCAATGTGTTACCAGTGGTACCAACACATTTGGCAATGCTGCGGGGTTTATTGGTGCCAACTTTGACCCTGCTGCCGTGTACCATGATTTTTACTGGGACAACTGCACAGTCAGCACGACGCTCAACATAGCTGGGCAGGACGTATTCGCACTGTCCCCCCAAAATGATCCAGCGGTAGCAAATTGTGTTCGGGCCGGCACATGGAATATGTCGGTTACCAGCCCTCTTGCCCCGTTTGCCGGAAATCGCATGAGCATGTCTTTCCTCGGCTGGAGCCAGTGGTTCTTCATCATGGGTGGTACAATAGTCGGAGCGGGCAGCGACAACAGCAGGGACCACCATATTTACCCTGGCATCGGAGACAACTTCCTATGCCGGTGGATCAACTTCGGCGCCACCACGAACACAGGAAGCGGTCCAACCAAACAATCTTGCATAAACGGAGACTACACTAACTACACTAGTGCTATCATACTAGATGGTAGTATAACGACAGGAGTTTTTACTGTAAACACTTTGTTTGGAGGGACCCCGCCAATCCAAGTGGGGATGACTTTGTATTGTGTTAACTTCAACACAGCGGTTCCTCCTGGTGTCACCATAACAATGCAGCTAACGGGAACTCCAGGAGGCATAGGAACCTACCAGCTTAGTGCTCTAACCCTTACCACAGGGACTGCCATATATGTAGGTAGCGTATCGGTTCACTTCGTACACTACTTTTGCATTGACTCCTGTTATTTCAGCGGGTGTGAGGTCGCGTCTGATTTCAGCGACGGATTCAACAACGCCACGGCAGTCCAATGGGTGGATGTTGTCTCGCAAAAGTGCGCTCACTCCAACCTTGGTCAAGGAGGATACCCGCCGAATTGTTTGCTTAGAGGCACCTTCCGCGATCACTTTGTCTGGGGAAGTGACGCAGGCTGGTTTCTCCCATCCCTGTCGGGGACCGGCGGTGCCGCTTTATGTACTGGTAGCATGAGATACCAGGTTTACAGGAACAAGATTTATCAGTCATCAGCAACAGCTGCCGCGATAGTTATGTTGCCGACCACCAACACGATAACCGCAACCAAGCCTCTCGTGTCCACCGACAACCAGATCGAGGACACGCGCACCGGAGCGTCCTGCAATATTATGGATATGGGACCATCTGCGCAGTTCACAACGGCCATAGTGGATCGCAACAACTACCTGTGCCCTAACGCCACTTCGGGCGGCACCAACTCTTCTCAATTCAACAGAATTTCCGGGTCCAATCTAACCTTTACCTCTTGGCAGGCGCTAGGTTTCGATCCCAATAGCACAGCCACCACTGCGGCATTTCCGACCTGGATCGACCCGGCGAACGGACACTTCACATGACTTGGCCCACCAATAGCATTTCAATAGAACGGTTAAGGGAGGTGGTCAGCTACGATCCGACTACCGGGGTTGTTGTTTGCCGCACTGACAGGGGGATGCTTAAGTCTGGAGACTTGGCTGGGCACGCTCGAAAGAGTGACGGACGTGTCTGTATTTGTATTGATGGCATAGACTTTTTGAGGAGCAGAATCGCCTGGGCATTAATGATGGGAGAGTGGCCAACTGTGGAAATAGACCACAAAGATACAGACCCTAAAAACGACAAGTGGTCGAACTTGCGGCTCTCTACTCGCTCCCAAAATGTTGCAAACACGAATATTGGCAAAAGAAACACTTCTGGGTATAAGGGCGTATCGTTCGATCCGTGGACCAAGAGGTGGAGGGTGAGAGTAGCAAAAAAAACAATAGGGCGGTTCAACAGCAAAGATGATGCTGTGCTGGCTTACAAATTGGAGGCATTGAAGGTATTTGGTGAATTTGCGAGGTCAGCCCCATGACATGGCCGGTAATTTTCGGCACGTTGCTCGGCGGCGATCAGCCGCTTTCCCTATTCGACGGCATGTTCAACCAGACTGCCGCCATGATCCAAATACCGTGCTCGGCCTCGGGCAACAACGCTGTGTCTCTAACCCCCCTGATCAACTGCCCGGCCCTGACGTCGTACACCGAGTTGGGTGGCTATCGCTTCCGGGCCAATGGGAGTTCCAACGGCGCGGTGACGGCGCAGTTCAACGGCATTGGCTTCCTGCCGGTATACCACGCCGATGGCGTCACTCAGGCCAACATAGGCGATCTGGTCAATGGCCAGGAGTACGTCCTGATCTACAGCGCCACCTTGGCCGGTGGGTTTCCGGGGTTTTTCCTGGAGCAACCGGCCATTGGCGGCGGGTCTGTGGGGCTTGGTGGCACTCCCGGTGGGCGCCTGACACTTACACCCAACACTCCGGTTATGACTGCAAACCAAGCCGGCACTGGGACCATATATTACGCTCCCTACACTAGCCAGTTTGTCCCCATATGGAATGGGTCAACACTTCAACAATACAATTTTTGTAGTTCTCTATCAGATCAGACCGGGTTGCTCATAAATATGTTGGGCAGCGCCAACTGGCCCATCAACAATGCTTTTGACGTGTTTGTTACCTTAAACTCCGGTGTTCCAATATTGGCCACTGTTCAGTGGACACAGCCAGGCCCTAGCCCGCCCCCTTCTAGGGCAACGGCACTTTCTATTTTTGGAGGTATGCTGACCAACGCAACTACCGCCACAATGAGAATAAACTCAACAACAACTATCTCAGTGCCAGCCAACCAAGGCACATTTGTTGGAACAGTTTATACGTCGCCCACTGACGGTGAATCTCAATGGATTTATGGGGGGGCAGCATCGGGTGGAACGGCGGCATCCTTCGGCCTCTGCAACTACTACAACAAGTGCTTGTTCAACACCATTGTTCTGGATAACGGGGCGACATACACATACACTACAGCGACCGCTAGACAGGCCAGAGCCAGCGGGGGCAATCAGATTTCTTATATTCAATCCGACTCAGAGAGGGCTAACATTTTTTCGTACCAAAATCTGGTAACTATTGTTGCGGTAGCAGGGGCTAATGCAACTACAGGTATCGGGTTTAATTCTACCACTTCATTACAGACAGTAGCACAAGTTCAAAATCCCGCCGCATCGTCTACGATGCGTGGAGCGATGACAGGAGTATTTACAGTATCTTCAACTGGTCTTTCCACTGTATCGGCTATGGAGGAGGGGGATGGGTCCAATGCAAATACTTTCGATGTTTCCGGCAATCTCCTTTTTGGGAGTATCTGGCTATGACTATCACCAACCTCGCCGCCTTCGATGCCGCCATCCGCGCCGTATGCCCCTACATCGATGGGGTGGCTGCGGATGGCCACATCTTCTTCCAGCCGGCCGCCACTGCACAGCAAAAGACAGATGCGGCAACGGCTGCGGCGGCCTACGTGGATGTCCCCGCTCAGGTACTTGAGGCGAGTGTACTCCTGACCAGACTTACCGACCAGGAATACACCGCCTTTTTTAACTTCGCCCAGAACCATGTTCAGTTACACCGGGTCCTCTACGCGGTGCGGCACGCCGATTTGTCCTCGTCCCAGGTTCAGACCTTGATCGCGGCCTTGGTGACGGCGGGTGTGATTACTCAGCAACGGGCGACTGCTGTGTTTACAGTTCCCCCGTCACAGGGTCCATCCGTTCAGTTGGCTCCGCCTCCATGAGCCTGCGCAACTCCTCCCCCATGCCACCCAACATGGAACGCTGAGCCACAGTGAGGGGCCGCCAGAACTCCTTGAACGCCACTTCGCCCTGACGCGCCGCCGCCTGTGCGGCCTCGGCTAACTCCTTCATGGAGGGCGGCGTCGGGGGATAGTGCAGAACGTCCACTGCGTCAGCCTTATCGACATCACTCGTGTGGACCTCCTTCATCGCGTTGGGGGCGGGAGCCGGCGGCTTCTTCGCCCCGGGTATGCTGTCCACCTCGGTTTCATCAAGCCATCCCAGCCCGCAGATGGACAGCGTGGCCCTACGCTTGCCCTTGGTGATGGCCTTGAGTTCCGCGTTGGCCCTGGCCTCGCCCTTGAGCGTGTCCGGGAAGGCCACGCACCCGAGGTCTTCGTCAACCCGGCCATCCGGCAGACTCGCCTGCACATGGACGGTCAGGATGCCCTCGGTTACGTCCCGGCTAACGATCTTGAGTGATACCTTGTTGATCTGCCGCAGTTGGTCCGCGCAGGCACGAAGGGCGTACAACGTCAGTTTCCCGTTCAAGGTAATGTATTCAAACGGGCGCGTCAGCGGGTTGAGGCCCACGCTCTTGCAGACGGCATGATAATATTTTACCCGCTCATCTGGTGTTAGTTTGGCTAAGTCTCCTTTAATTATAACAGACTCTAGAGCATCGTCGCCGGTAGGGGTCTTAGTTGGGAGTGACATTGTTTCTCCTGTTGTACATGTACATGCAGGAACGGCAGTAACGCCGTCCTTGGTATAAGATCAAATTTCTCCCCTCATAGGAGTGACCTTGAGGGCAATGCGTCTTCACTTTTTGATGATCACCCAAATAGGCCCTCCCCTTAGAGCGGGAGTCATCGTAGTTGTCCTTTTTTGATCCCAGAAAAAGATGATCTGGGTTTACACAAGATGGAACATCGCAGCGGTGACAAACAAGAACCCCATCTGGTATGGGGCCATTGTGAAGTTGCCAAGAATATCTATGTGCTCCGGTTCTCTTGGCGCCAACATAGACAAGACCATAACCTCGCTCATCCGCTATGGCACCCATCCATATCCAACACCCCGACATTGGCTCAGGAATAACTCTTTTGAAATACCCCTCCTTAGTCATTCATCCCTCCTGAGTGACAATCTTCCTGCTCTATCTCGCGTTATCCTAACACCATACCCAAAGCATTTCTTGGCGTCGGCCGGCACCATGGCCTTGAGCGCCTTCTCCCTGTCCTTATTTTTGACGGCTGCGTCCTGTGTTTCCAGCCAATCAGCCGCGTCGGCGGCCCAGTAGTTGTTGCCAGCCATGTCAATGATCTTGGTGGCGTCGGCCGGCGGCGGCACGGGCTCCAGATCGACGGGCGGGCGGCGCAGCGCGACACACAGCATGAACTGCTCGCCGCGCTTGACCATCTCCGCAATGTAGGCATCGTCGCGGTCGATGTATTCCACGATGGGTTCGTTGGCCCCCATGATGACCGACAGAGCGCATTGTTGGGCTCCGCTGACAAACATTTGCCACTGGCATTGGGGCTGGTATCTGTCAATCAAAACCTCAAGCGGCTCACGCCCGCCACAATGTTTGCATTCACACGGACAACCCAAAATTGGGTCCCACCCGTCCAGAGTGGCCGCCGCCCAGTTATGGGTGGAATGAGAAATAACCTCACCTCGGCGGCTCAGAACACACCCGCTTTTGCGCTCATACCATTCCAAGGAAAGAGACTCCGTGGCTTCACCCAACCTGACAGGCCATATGTGATCTAAATTTTCGGGCTCTGCCTGGTTAGTCATCTCAAGGTATAGCTGCATGATTTTTTCTTTATCCCCCGTCATTAAGCAAGCAACGCGGGAAGCAGTGAGCCTCCCCTTGCGTTTATCGATCTGTTCCTTGGTCAGTCCCATGTGTCCTCCTATGTCAGGGGTTGACATGTCACCTAATGGCATCTATGTCAAGACCCCATGGAGGTCAAAATGAAACGATCCCGATATAAACCCAAGAACGATCCGTTCGCCAAGCAACTGTACGATCTTCGCGTCAAGCTGGGCGAGGATCAGACAAAATACGCCGCACGGTTTTCGGTGGGGCGCACCACCATGGGTAACTGGGAACGGTGGGGGCCGCCAGAGTACGGCCCGGTGCGCTTGCACGCCGTGGAAGTCTTCCGCAAGATCGAGAAGATGCTCAAAATGAGAAGGAAACGAGCCGATGCCAAAGCCAAAGCCAGGTGACCATTGGAATGCATGGAAGACAGGGGAACGTGACATCGTGATCGCCGGTATAGCCGCCGGCCTCTTCGCCCGCCAGATTTCCACGCAATTGGTCGGGCGTAGCCGGTGTGCCGTGGTGGGGTTCTGCCACCGGCATGGTCTAAAGCTCCCCGGCAAGCCGGTGGCTGACCCATCGGAGAAGGTCAGGCGCCGCCGCGCCAAGGCCAGGGCCAATTACGTGCCCAAGCGCCCGCGCCCGCTTGAGCCCGGAGAGGAGCCGCGCCCCGGCGCCATGGCCCTCCTGGACCTGGAAGGCGGCATGTGCCGCTGGCCCTCGGGGGCGGCCGCCCCCTACACCTTCTGCGGCCAGCAGGTCTACCACCAGTCCTACTGCCTGTACCACTCCAGGCAGGCCGTGCGCCCCACCCGAGACTGGAGGTCGCTATGAGGATCACCGCCCAGGTCCTGTGTGGCGCCATCGTGGCCATACTGTTGGGTGCGGCTCTGACCGAATGGCTGCGGCCGAGTCCCCGGTGGCGGTCCCAGGACGAACTGCGGATGAACCCGGAGATGTTCGACTCCAGGCCAATCGCGACCTGGCGGTATCCGCTTGAGTACGATCCCCGTCACAGGAACGAAGGCCATTGACTGTAATTATCCGCTCGGCCTAGTCTGGCCGTCAGCCGGGACAGGTGCTGATCCCACTTGCCCCCGTCCAGGGCTTACCGGCTGCCTTCTTTCTGCCCTCCCGGACAAGGGCTTCCCATGATTTCAATCCGCGTCCTCAAAGCGTCTGGCCTCACGGACAAAGAAGTCCTGCGA